AGGATCAGGAGGCGCGAGCGAAGCGCGTCACAGATGCGCTGCGTCAAGGGCTGGCGGTTCCAGAGATGCGGTGGCAGGACAACGAAGCGATTCACCAAGATGTGCTGGAACGGGATATTCTGTTGCAGGATGACCTCGACCCAACGATCATCGCCAACGCCAATGCGCGGTGGATGGAGTTGGCGAACCAAGCGACACAAAAACAGGGTGGGCCTATGCCCGGAGCGCCGACTGGCGGTGCCGGAGAAGGCCAAGGTTCTGCGGGGGCCACCGCGAGTGTTCCCGCGCTCTCACCGAGTCAGATTCCGCTTGGTAGCTCGAACCCGCCCATTGGGGTCGCGCCGACGATGATGCAGTCGTTGGCTGGCACCCCCGATGCTGAGCAGGCCGCGCTCCGTGAGGAAGCTATGACGCCGCAGTAAGGAGCCCAGTATGTCCGAGTCCGTAGTAGATATCTCGACTGCTCTCAATGATGCCGCGAACGCCTCACTTGAGGGGCTGCTGCCTGAAGAGGTGCTGCCCACGATTGAGCCCGATCTCGATGTACTTGCTGAGGAAGCGGTTCCGGTATCTGAGTCACCCGAAGAGCCTGCCCCAGAGTCGGTGGATGCCCCACTCCCTAGTGGATATGTGGCAATCCCCGCGATTGGCGCAGATGCCGTTTCCACGTTTGCCCTCTACGACAGCACGGGAGAGATTGAAGCCCCCGCGTTGCAGGTGGAGTACAAGGCGAACGGCAAGATGCGGGTTGACCGACTCGATCAAGTCGTCAAGCTCGCCCAGATGGGCGTGTACAACTATGAGCGTGACGCGGCCCGTGAGCAAGAAACGTCAGACCGGATTGCCGAAATGCAGTCCGTCATTGACACACGGGAGTCACAGCTTCAGCAGTTGTTAGGCAATGAGGATGTGTATATCGCCGCACGAGACCGCTACGAACAGGCCAACACGCCGGAAGTGCGGAATCAGCAGTTGATTGACGAGAACAACAACCTCCGCAATGAAAAGACAAATGCCGCAGCGTTAGTGCGAGCAGAGCGTTTCTACAGTGCGGAAATCCTCCCGTCATTGCAGGCGATTACTCAAGCGTTACCCGAAGTGTCGGACGATGAGCTTGGTGCCTATCTCGCCACAGCCGCGATGCCGCTGATGGAGAATGGGATGGTTCCTGCAAAGCATTACGACAAGCTGCGGACCTACATCATCGAAGAACTGACGCCGTGGGCGCAGCGGATCAATCAGACCCGCACGGCCCGTATCAATCAGGCGTCGGCGTCCGCGAATAAGCAGGTGGAGGCCGCGCAGGTGGCGGCACAGAAGGCCAAGCGGGAAGTCGGGAAGATTCTGAAGCCCGGCGCTCGCGGTATGACCACTTCTTCGCATGAGGCGAAGAAACCGAAGCCTCACAGTTCGGTGGACGATGCGGTCGAATCCGCGATGTCCTACGTTCTGGCAGAGCTTCGATAACCCTTTGGTTTAGGAACACCAGAAAATGCCAGCACCCACAGTTATTACCGATACCGAACTTACCGGTCTGCTGAAGAATGTGTATTCGCAGTTCCGGGAGAAGGTGCAGAACCTCGTCACGCCGCTGCTTGCCCAGCTGAACAAGGGTAAGGCCGGCGGTCCGCGCAACATGCGTTGGGGCGGGAACAATGTGTTTTTCGATGTCGTCGTTGGCCGTCCGGCTGGCGCGACGTTCTCTTCGGCTGGTTACTTCCCGCCGGACACGACGGCGCAGGAAGTGCAGGGCAACGTCGGTGTTGTTCGTGCGTACACCACCCGTCAGATTGACGGCTTGGCGTTTGTCGGTACGCAGTCGAAGGATGCCGCGTTCCAGACGATTGCCAAGAAGACGATGGAAGAAATCAAGGAAGCTTCGACCCTGCTCATGCAGCAGGCGTTGCACAACAAGTCGGACGGCATCGTGGCGCTGGTGGGCTCGGTGACCTCCACGACGGTGATTGTCGTGACCTCGCCGTATGGCGTGGCGTCGGCTGGACAGGGCTCGTTGCTGGTGTCGGTCGGTGATTACATCGCCGTGCTGGATACGTCCTCGTCGGATGCTGTGTTGGGTCGCTCGAACGTGTCGGCTATCTCGGTGTCTGGTGACAACTCGACGCTGACGCTGACGACGGCGATTGCGGGTATGGCGGCAACGGATAAGCTGGTGAAGGCCACGGCATCGGATACGTCCTTCAATGGCGCGATGAATGGTCTCATCAACATCACGAACCGTGCTGGCAGCTATGCTTCGCTGCATGGCATTACGCAGGCGACGTATGGTATCTGGGATGCGATCCGTATGGTTGCTGGTACGGACACGCCGGACGCCAGCCAGCCGACGGAAAGCGATATCTGGGACTTGATCCAGCGTATCGCCGGTCGGTCGGGCAAGGACGCGATGCTGCGTCCGCAGGACTTCCTGCTCATGACCACACCGGGCCTTGGCAAGAAGATCATTGAGTCGATGGTCGGTCAGCGTCGCTTTGATTCGGCGGAGTTCTCGACGACGATCAAGGGTGGCTACAAGGCCGTCAGCGTCTGTGGTATCCCGCTGGTGCAGGACTATTATGTGCCGGCTGGTACGCTGTACCTGATCCACATTCCGTCGCTGTCGTGGGTGGACGCGAAGGACTGGGGCTTTGTGGAGTTTGAAGGCGCGGGTCCGTGGCGTTGGACGCAGGGCCGCGATGCGTTTGAGACCTCTTATGGCTGGTACGGCAACCTCGCCTGCCTGCAGCGGAACTCGCACGGCTCAATCACGGGCTACACCGACACGGCGCGTTACACGCACGTTGTCTAACCTTTGCTGACGAACGTGGGGGGTAGGGCAACCTACCCTCCACACGTCGGAGACTCTCAATGCCCTTGAATATTTTTGCTCCAAAGCCGGGACGTTTCGGGACGCTGCCTGTTGCCTTTGGCAATCGGCTGAATACCGGCACGTTGGCGGCTGGTACAGCGACGCATAACTTTGGTGGTTTCCCCGCCAGTGCTATCATCAACCGCGCTTCGTGTTGTGCACAGACGTTCCCAACGGCGGCTACCTCGTGCGTGGCAACCATCTCCAAGATGACGGGCGCAACGGCGGTGGTATTGACCGATCCGCTTGCCATCAACACGCAGACGGCGAATACCCCGTTGCAGTTCGTGTTCCTGACGACCACCACCGAGGCTCAGCGGACGCTGACCACGGCGGACAGTCTTCGAGTCACGATTGTGACGACGGGCGCTGTGACGGTGCAGCCGGACGATGTGACGGTGAACGTGGAACTGTTGGTCAAGCAGTAGTTCAGTATGGCGCTTATCTACAATAGCGCCGGAACCCCTGAACCGTCGCCGGAGATTCGGCGGCGGTTGCAGGCGGTGCATCCGGGGTTGGGCTTACAGTTCAATGCGGTGACGCCGAAGCATTGGATGGTGACGATGGCATGGCCGGAAGGTGACCGGCGCTGGGGCATGGTGCAGCGGCAAGAGATTGGCGGTGGAGCCAGCTATAGCATCTTAGGCTGGCTGCCTTTGGATTGTCCGATTGAACAGGCCCCGAACTATCTCGAACGCTTTCTTCGCACAGCGACGGAAGATTCGACGCGGGAGTTGCTGGCACATGTGGGTCGCTACAATGCGGAAGTGCTGCCAGCGGCACAAGTAAATGAGGCGTTAGAGGCGGTATTGGGCTCCGGTTCGCCAACAGGCGATGATCGTCCAGCGAAGAAAGGGAAGCGCACGCTCCACAAGACGATCAGCTAAGAGGGAACGATGGCCAACGCGACACGGGACGAACTGATTGCAGCAACACGTCAGTTTATGGATGCGGCGGGTTCGACACGGTGGACCGACGCGCTGATCTTGTCGGTCCTCAATGAGAGCTACGATAATGAGTGGTCGAACCTTCTAAACGCAACGCCGTACTACACGTTCAATAGCGTGTCGGTCACGACTGACGCGAGTGGCGTTGTTGATACCGTTGACCTCAACACGGGCAGCGGGGATAATCAGAAGAACTATTATCGCATCCTGTCGATGAACGACGGGTCACAACTGTACGGGGAGACGCAGTTCCGTCATGTCCCGCTGGCGACGACGACGAGTGCTGTGTACCTCCGGCCTCGGCTGTACTATCGGGCAGGGCTAGACGCGATTCAGGTGTTGCCTGTGCAGTCTGGTCTGGCGTTGACGGTGGTGGTGAACTACAAGCCTACCTCCTTGTCGAGCTTGGCAACGGGAGCCAGCACGATCAACTTTCCGTCGGCGTCACACCTGCTGCTCTGCTACGAAGCGGCAGCGACGCTGTTGCTGAAGGGCGGTGCAGAACCAGAAGCGGCGTCGATGTTGCGTGGGTTGGCCAGCGATGCGCGTCGTATGCTGCTCGACGACATCCGTCGGCAGACCGTCACGCCAACGCTGCTGGACTATCCTGATAACGCACACGAATGGGCGGGAGCCTAAGTGGGCCGCGAAGTCGTCCTTGACGCCCAGCCGTCGTTTGGCGGTGGCCTCAATGTCACGGCGGACCCGTCACAGTTGCAGCCCAATCAGGTGCGAGATGCGACCAATGTGCGCCTCTCGGAGTTTGGTGGGGCAGGCAAGCGGCTAGGCACTGTCCGGCTGACGCTGGCGGCCCTTGGTGGTGGCGAGCCGATCCAGAACGGCGTGTCATGGTATCGGGTGTCGGCT